ATATAACAACTCCCTCCTAAGGAGTAGTTGCTGGTTCGATTCCGGCAGGGGACATATATTATATTTAAACAACCCTTGAAAAGCCAGTGTTTTCAAGGGTTTTAGTGTGTCTGTCTTTTATCCGAGGGGCACAAAAGGGGCAAATTAAATAGAAATCAATTCTGTTTGCTTATCAATGTAATCTTGCATATTGATGGTGGTGTGTGAATAGATTTTTAATGTGGTATCTGGATCAGTGTGTCCGACCCTTTCCATGATAGCTTTTAGTGGAACTCCTTTTTCAGCTAAAAATGAAATGTGAGAGTGTCTAAAGATGTGAGTGGTTAGTTTTTTATCTGGCATATATCTCTTTAATACTTTGTTGATGTATGAGTTCATGAGTGGAGTACCAGAATTTGTAGTAAAGATAAACTCTGTTTCTATACCTAACTCCTTGTGCCTAGATTTTTGTTTATTGATGATTTCTATGATGTTATCTGAAACAGATATTGTCCGATTTGATCCAGTTGTCTTTACGGTGGTTAATTTCTTAGTATTAAAATCATATGTAGCATTAACAAGAATAGTGTTATTACTGAAATCTACTTTTTCAAACTCTAGTGCGGCAGCCTCGCCATAACGGACACCAGTAAGAAACATAAAAAGAATGACATCCCTAACTAATTCATCACCTTTTTCCTGCATATCATTTGCTAACGCGACTATTTCCTCTTGGGCTAAAAAAGAAACTTTTTCTTTCTCGTAGGTCTCGACTGGCTTTGGGACTAGGACATTATCAGATTTGTTTGACTGTAAGTAGTCCATTTCTACCGCATAATTCAAAATGGCGTGTAATCTTTTGCGACATTTATGGACTATGGAGTAATTATTCTTTTTAGATAGTTTCGTGATAATATCTCGTACAGTTTTCTTTGTTATGTTTTTTATGTAAACATCATCAGATAATACACCTTGCAAATGTTTGTCATAATTCAGATTGTTTCTAATTGTGCTATCCTTTACTGTAGGCAACCACTGATCCAGGTATTCTTTTTTTAATTGGCCATAAGTGATGTTTTTATCAACTTTGCTGGATAATTTCTTGTCTATCTTTTCTTGTAAATATGCCTGAGCCTTTTTCTCAGCCTGTCTGCTGCATTTTTCAAGAGTGATTGATACTTTCTTCCACTTTTCAGTAAGAGGGTCTTTATAGCGCTCAAAATACTTAAATTTCCCGTTCGGTAATTCTTCTACCCACATTGCCTTTTCGCCTCATTTCTGTTAAAATGAGTACAAGAAAACAGGCTTTTTAATGCCTAGTTTCTTATACTATTGTCTTGCCTCACGCTCAGACTCGCCAAAGTTGAGAGCGTGGGGCTTTTGTTTTAACTTGTTGTATTATTTATTTCTTAGTTTGAAAGACACGGCCACAATTGATACAGTGCCAATTGTTTTTGCCTTTTTTTCCAGCAAATCCAGCTAGTAAACCAACACCTCCAGTTAGGAGAGCGCCAGCAGCAGCTTTACCAGCAGAAAATGCTTTTCTATCTTGTTGCATAAATTGAACATGCTGTGAACGGCAATAAGGGCAACGTACAGCAGATGAAAATAAACCCATTTTGAACCTCCGGCAGCTTTTTATGTGATTCAGTTGTTGCACATACTGATTAGCCTTTCAAGGCATCAATTACATTGTATAGTGTGTTGCTCTTTTCTAGATAATAAATAACTTGGTCTTGATTATAGTCAATATTATCTTTGTCTTTTGGATAATTCTTTATAAAATAATCAGCTAAATCTTTGTGGAATCGTGCCATTTCCTTTAAGTAGATAATATTTTGAGTATGCTTTTTGATTAAAAAACTATCGAGATCCCAGAACGGAAAGTCACGATCTAAATTTCCATAATACTCCTTTAGAGAATGGATTTCCCACAAGTCTTGGTATTTTTGAAAAATAGTCTTCCCTCGATCGGTGAACCTTACAATATTATCACTATTAACATAAATCAAATTATCTATAAAAAATTGTTTAGTTACATTATTGGGATTTATGTGATAACGGTCGTAGAAATATCTGGGCACTTTAGCATTTGCAGTACGCCCTTTTTTATTTTTCCCCCACCAGACTAGCAGTAGCAATTCTCTGAGTTTATAACCCTCACTAGTTTTGTAACTATCTGTATATGCGTATTCATAAGAGCCGTCAACATAATCAAAATAATTAGGCCGCCTAGTAAGCAACTCAAGATATTCTTGGTTATGTAAATCATCTTGAACGAAAAAATCAATATTGGGACTAGATGGAATTTTCCTATCTATAAATTCATTTTTAATTTTCCTATGATTCTGAATATAAAAAAATCCGATAAGAGCAACAATAAATGAAATGAAAAAGATCATAGTATCAACCAATTAAACTTAAATACTCCTCTTTAACCATGATTTCATCAGTGATTGTCTTGAGGTTATAAAATTCCATAAATTTTAGATAATCAAAGTCATTTTTATCTTCTAGCGTAGATATAGCATCCTTTACTAGATGATGTATCATATTACGATCTGCTTCGTTTTCGCAACGTTGCCTCGCATAATGATATTCAGATTGGCTGTGCTCAGCATGGCCGATCTCATGCAATAGAACTTTTATACGTTCTTTCTTTGAAAGTCTAGAAGATAGAAAAGCAGTTTGGGTGACCCGATCATAGAAACCGAGTTCATCAGGTAACAAGTCTGCGTTAAAAGTAATAACTGTGACTTTGTAATCTGATATTATTTCTTTTTCTGTCACAGCTTTACACCTCTAATCCCCAGCTTCTTTGAGATACCCCTCAATGATTGATTGGATAACTTTCTTCTTTTCATCAGTAAGCGGCCGTCCTCCAAACATCATAACATTTTCGGCAATCTCCTCAACGTTGACCGGCTGACCATTCCAAGTGAAATCAGGATCGCTAGTAACGGGTTTAGGGTTGTCTGTGCGCCCTAGGAGATAATCCGTGCTAACATTTAGGTAATCGGCGACTTTTTCTAACGGCTCAGAATTAGGTTTTGATTTCGCCCACTTTGAAATAGAGCCATTTGATAAATCAAGAGTTCGTTCAAGTTGTGCAACAGTCATAAAACGTTGTTTGACAAGCTCTTTTATTATCTCGTAAGTATTCATTTCTAATACCCTCCAGAAAAAAATCTAAAAAAATAGAAATAATTCTACTTTTCTATTGACAATAGAAATAGTTCTGTGGTATCATGGTATTGTACTTGGGAGGTACACAAAATAATAAATACTACAGACGCAGAAACAGATAAAATCTGTATTTGCTACTTTTCTTATACTCTTATAATAGAATAAGTTCTGTTATTTGTCAAGAGTTATCAGAAATAAAACGTAGAAATATTTCTAAAAAAGGAGGAAGGCATGATTTACGACACTATCAAAGATGTTGCTGCAAATCAGGGGATATCAATCTATCGCATTGAGAAAGACTTGGAATTTCCTAATGGTTTGATTTCAAAATGGAACAAATCCACTCCATCAGCATCTAATCTTGCCAAGGTTGCTAAATATCTTGGCGTGACGACAGAGAAGCTGCTTGGTGATGGTTAGAAAGGATAAAAAAAGCACCTCTAGACTGCAATCTATTGAGGCGCTTCACTAAAAATACTAATTAAATTATATCACAAAATGGAAGAATTAAACAACGTACAACAATTATTAGTCAATAATTGGCAGCGTAAATACTACCAGCTAAGTGATGTACTGATTACCAGCTTAGTAGGTTTAACGCTCGCTGATACACTCACGATTTTAGCAACAGCTAGAAAGGGGCGTTTATGGAGTTGCAAATAAAATCAAACACACTAGATATCGAGAAAATCTTAGAAAAATCTTTATCAGATGTCTTAGGTGATGATATTGATAACATTTTGATGCGAAAAGTTGAGAAAGTGATCTCAACTGTTGTAAATGAAAAAATTGATAATCTGGCCATTGGTGAGAAATGGCTTAATGACCAAAAGTTAGCTGAGCATTTCGGTAAAGAAAAACGGCAAATCCAATATTTGTTGAGAAAAATGGAGCTTGATCCAGTAGCTCGAAAGTACATCAGCAAAGAGGGTGGTCGTAGCACTAAGGTCAAAGTCTTCGAGGCTTGGGAAAGTTGGTATGAAGATCAGAAATACAAATCAAAATCAGAGCCTTTTGCTTTGGTTGCTTAGAAAGAGAGGTAGTAGCTAATGGATATGCAATATATCTTTCCATAAAAACGGCGATAAAAATTATACAGTAATCAATAATGATCTAATCAATGATCCTGAAATGGACACAACAGCTCTAGGGATTATGCTTATTATACTGAGCAACAAGTCGACCTGGAAAATCTATCCTAATGAGATTGCCAAACGAACAAGTCTATCCAGAGCAACGATTGACAAGTATTTCAGGAGATTTGAAAAAATTGGTTATATGAGAACTGTAAAAATGAGCAAAGGTTATAAAAAAGGTGTAGAAACTTATCGATTTGCTGCAGATTTCAAATTGGCAGATTGGTATTTTGAAGATTATATTTTGCCTCAATTGGAAAAATATATATTTGAATAACTTGTGGATAACTCATCAGAAAAATTCATTTGTAAGGTTCTTCATAAATGAAAAATTCAACTGTTGAAAAAATCATTTGTTGAAAAATTCAACAAATGAAAAAATCAACTGTTGAAAAACTATCCACTAATAAATACTAACTCTATAACAAATACTAATTTAATAATAATTACTAACTTAGTAATAAATACTAACTTTACAACAATCTAATCATAATCAGAAATAATAAAGGAGTCGAAAATGAGTAAAAAATATGAATTCGTAGCGTCCTTAGAGGGGGTAGGAGAATGATATGGCAAGTTTAACTTTCCCAGAGTTGCAACAAAAAATGCAATTAGAAAAAAAGAAATCAAAAGATGTAAAGTACGCATTTAGAAATGCCGAGGATATCTATACAACTTTCAAAGAGTTGAAAAGTGATTGGTCTGTAATTGTGACGGATGAACTCATTGAGCTTGTTGGGAAAATCTTTGTAAGAGCAACAGCCGTAGCTTTCAATGATGAAAGAAACGAGAAATACCAATCAACAGCATACGCTGAAATGAGTCCAGTACCAGTATTCAATACACAAAAAGGTCAGATTAAGCAGATGCAGGAGCCACAGTGGACAGGTGCAGTCAGCTCATACGCTCGAAAGTACGCCTTACAAGGTCTATTCGCTATCGGCGAAAAAGATATTGATGAGTATCCAGTAGAAGAAAGCCAAGAACAAGGGCAGACTAATCAGCAACAGAAACCAAACAACCAGCAACCCCAAGAACAAAATCAAGTAAGGTACATTGACAACATTCAGTGTCAAGAAATCATCAAGAGCATTGAAGAAATTGCGATGATAAAGGGAGTGCTATTTGATACAATTGCAAATTTCGTATTGAACAAGTACCAAATAGACGATTTTCACAAAGTGCCAGTTGACGGTTATAACACAGTGATGGATTACCTCACTAAACAAATTCAAAAAGCACATGAAAAACAAGGTGGTTGATATGCTAAGTGGGAATTTTGGCTGTTTAGAATGTGGTTTTATGTACTATAAAGCCACAACAGATAATGATGATTATACATTTCTGGAATGCCCAAAGTGTGGCAGCTATAAAACTAAAGAATTGAAACAAATTGAGGGAAAAAAAGAAAGAGGAAACAACATGAAACAAACTAAAAAATTTATCGCTTTTCAAAACAAAGAAAATGGTCATTTTGTGTCAGAGTATGACCATCACGAAAAACGCTTAGCTTACAAGGTAGGCTTGTGTGATTGCATGCAAGATGCTTTGATCTTGGATTACGACGCTTATGAAGAACAACAAGAGCGAATGGCTGCATTGGCGGAGTCTTTTGGTTGCAATATCGTTGTTGTCGAGGCAACACATGAAATCAAAATGCTAGATGGATCAGATGCGCCAGAGCCAGTAAAACGTGATATTAAGGCTGATTTATTTAAATTCTTAGGATTGGAGGATTAGAAAAAATGAAAGATGTGACTAATTCAACATTAACTGAAATCAAAGTGGATTTCACACCAGCAAAAATCAATGTTGACCATGAGGCGATTGAGGCGCAAGTCCAGGCAGCTATTGCTAAATATTCTGGCAAAGAAGTTTCAATAGAGACCTATAAAGAGGTCTATGAGGAGCGGACAAATTATAACAAATTGAAAGATGCTTTGGAAACCAAACGCAAGGAAATCAAAGGAACGATAAACCAACCGTATAAAGACTTTGAAAAGTGGTATAAAGAAAAGGTTCTCACTCCTCTTGAAAAAGTGACTGATGAAATGACAGCAGGCTTAAACGCTGTTGATGAACATGAGCGATTATTGCGCGCGGATATCGTCCGTGCCGCTTTTGAAGATAAATGTATGGTAGCAGGTCTTGAAAAATCCACATTTGAAGACCGTTACGATGAATACAGCCTCAAGAAATATTTCAAATCTGGTAAATTTGAACTCAAGAAATCAACGCTTGATGAAATGGATGCTTTGGTATTGGCAGAGTTTGATGCTCTTGAAGAATTTAAAGCAAACAAACAGGCTATTTTTAATCAAGCTAATGAATACGACTTGCCAGCAGATGGCTATATCAGACACCTTGAGGGTGGAAAGACTTTAGTGGATGTTTTAAACCTCATGAAGTCTGATCGTGATGCTGCCAACTTGCGCAAAGAACAGCAGGAGGCGCAAGAAAAAGCAGAAGCTGAACGGCTTGCAGAAATTGAACGCTTGGCCAGAGAAAACGCCAATGCGAATATCAAGGCTATTGATGCTGAAACAGGCGAGATTTTGGAACAGGGTACAATTACACCAGAACAGCAAAACAAAGCGCAAGAAGTGCCAAAATTTGAGCCTAGCGATCCTTTGGAAGTTACAATGCTCTTGACTTTACATGGTGGCAGACCTCAACTAGAGCAGCTTAAAGAATATCTTGAGGATAATTTTATTAGTTTTGAAACTTTAGGAGGTTTGTAATGACATTTAATGAATTGATTGAAAACATCAAAGACCGTCAAGGTAAGATGGTTGATGGGGTGTTTGTTAAGGAGTCTGACCTATGAGATGTTTTTATGTCAGCGGTAAAGTCGGAAGTCTTGATTTGGGGTCAGAGATCAATGCAGAAAATTCATTTATGGCTGCGATTGAGTTTGTGAAACGATACACTGGCTTATTAAAGCTTGAGAAATATGAAATAAAGGTACTAGATGTAGAGGAGGTGCAAAATGATCAATAATGTTGTTTTAGTAGGTCGGCTTACAAAAGATGCTGAGCTGAGATACACGCAAAGCAATATCGCAGTTGCAACCTTTACTCTGGCTGTCAATCGTAATTTTAAAAACGATGCTGGAGAGAGGGAGGCTGATTTTATCAATTGCGTTATCTGGCGACAAGCAGCAGAAAATCTTGCTAATTGGGCTAAAAAAGGCTCGTTGATTGGCGTTACAGGTGCAATCCAAACTCGCAACTACGACAATCAGCAAGGTCAGCGTGTCTATGTCACAGAAGTTGTTGCTAGTAATTTCCAATTGCTAGAAAGTCGTAACAGTCAGCAAAATAATCAAGGCCATCAAGATAATTATAGCGGTTATCAGCAACAAGGCCACGGTAATCAAGGCGGTAATTTCCAAAACGGAAACAACCAAGGGAACAATTTCCAAAATGGAAATAGTCACGGACAACAAGGTAGTTTCTTTGAGGGGAATACAACAAATCCAGTGCCTGATTTCACCCGTGATAACAATCCATTTGGTAGGTCATCGAATCCATTGGATATCAGCGATGATGATCTGCCTTTCTAGGAGGTGCTGATGTCAGATATTAAAATACTAGACGCATGTTGTGGTAGTCGGATGTTTTGGTTTGATAAAAACGAAAGCCACACAATTTTTATGGACATCAGACAAGAAAAATTTGAGATACATGGGAAAAAGGTCAACGTAGATCCTGATATTATCGGTGATTTTCGTTCTATGCCATTTGAAAACAACACTTTTAACTTGGTTGTTTTTGATCCCCCTCATTTAAAATGGGCAGGTAAAAATTCCATCATGAAAGCTCAGTATGGACAGTTGGATAAAGTTACCTGGTCAGAGGATTTGGCCAAAGGCTTTGAAGAATGTATGAGAGTTCTGAAAGTGGGGGGCACGCTAGTTTTCAAGTGGTCTGATTGCCAAATAAACGTAAAAAAATTATTAGAGGTGATACCATTCAAGCCTTTATTTGGTCAACAAAGAGGCACCACACACTGGCTAACGTTTGTAAAGTTTGAGGAGGAATATAATTAACATGACATTTTATGTTTATAGACAAAACAACTCTGGAGGCTATTTTGTTAAAGATGAGAATGTGAGCATTCATGTCATCGTAGAAGCAGATACGGAAGAACAAGCAAATGAAAAATTTGATGAAATTCTTGATGGTGATTCCCAATACACAACATACTGCCCATGTTGCGGAGAGCGTTGGTATGGTGTAGATGAAGTTTATGAAACAGTAGAGATTTCAGATTCTTTGGTTGAAGAGCTAAAACGACATCGATTCTATGACGAAGCTATTTTGTATGCAGCAGACGGTACTAAGAAAAAGCTACCTTGGCTTGTTTATGGTATGTATGAATACTTACAATAATTTTTTAATCGGAGAAACTACATGACAAAATTTGAACTTATTTTAATTTTAACTGCTATTTTGACGACAACGTGGTCAGGAATTGTCACCGCTTTTGCAAGAAAAGCCGTATGTAAGTACAAGCGACAGGTTGCCTATTACCAAAAACCTGACACTCAAATTAAGATTGCGCAGCATGTTATCAAAAACAAATTTTACGAAACAGGCCAGGAGGCTTTTAAATGAAGGTATTTGACGGCGCAAAATTAAGAGCCATCCGCAAAGAGGCGGGTCTTACACAGTATGACCTTGCCCCTAAGTTGGATGTTTCTCAGAACAGAGTCAGCGATATTGAGCGTAATGTCGCCGATCCTACAACAGTTGAAATTGATGCTTTTGCAGAAATTCTGGAATGTCAAGTATCAGCATTTTTGAGCGATGAAGCGGATATCGTTGTAATTACTAATACTTTTACTAAAAAGAAAAAAGGGATTGTTTCTGATGCAGAAGAAGATACATCCGAGCAATTAGAATTACTGCCAGATGATGATGTGATTACTGGCCGTGATTTAACTGGTTACATTCTAATCAAGCAAGAAGCCTACCAGTCTTTGCTTGAGGATCAATCAAAATTGAAACAGCTGCAAAGTTTATTGAAATGAGGTTTTGGATGAAATACGAGTTATTTAACGACCATTTTGAAAATGCCAAACGCTATAACATACCACGAGCGCAGCTAATTATCGCTGACATCCCCTATAATTTAGGAAACAACGCCTATGCATCTGATCCTCGTTGGTATAAAGATGGTGACAATAGCAACGGTGAGAGCAAGCTAGCAGGTAAATCATTTTTTGACACAGATAATGATTTCAAAATTAACAATTTCTTTGATTTTTGCAGCCGCCTACTCAAAAAAGAGCCAAAAGAAAAAGGCATGGCACCGGCAATGATTGTTTTTCACGCTTGGCAGCAACGTGAAATGGTTATAGAATGTGGCCGTAAACATGGATTTAATAATGCATATCCGCTGTATTTTACAAAAAAATCAAGCCCTCAAGTTCTCAAAGCTAATATGAAAATTGTTGGTGCAGTTGAAGAGGCGACAGTATTATACAGAGATAAGCTGCCAAAATTTAACAATAGTGGAGCAATGATACTTAATCATGCACCTTGGGAAAAAGATAGCTCTTATCCTGTTATTCACCCAACACAGAAGCCAATACCAGTTTTGAAAAGATTGATTGAAATCTTTACTGATCCAGAAGATGTTGTCATCGATCCAGTAGCTGGCAGCGGCTCGACTTTGAGGGCTGCAATCGAGATGGGGCGGTCGGCTTATGGATTTGAGATAAAAAAAGAGTTTTACAAAAAAGCACAGGATGAAATGCTGGCCACCTTTCAAACCAGCTTGTTCTGATGATGTTAGTTATTATCAAACAACAATATATGATTTTTTGGAAGAAGAGTTAAGCGCCAATGGAGTTAAATAGTATGATTGGATTTTATAAGTTTATGATTGTATCAGCGTGCCTTTTATTGGCATTGCTGATTGCAATCGCTGGAAGAAATAGCTTTAAAGAAAATACATTCGATAAGGTTTTATGGTTCGTGCTGTATATCTATGCGTTTGGGTTGTTGCAAACGGTCTATAAATTACTATCTGGAGGTTAAGATGATTAAAAAGCAATTGACTAGCCTTTGCTTAGCGATATTTTTCTTGGCAATAGCTGTATTTAATCTTGGGATAGCAGTATCGAGAGATCATTACAGAGAAAAAATCTCGGTGCTAGAAAAACAGGTCGATGAATTAAAACAGAGAAAATCTGTTATCATTCATCAGGTAGATAACGCTGGGGGCGTGATGTATGGAAAAATAACTGATAAACAGATTATATCTGGCCATTATACCGTGACAGCAGGAGCTTACGGGAAATTTTTGGTCACAAAATCTCAATATGACAATCTTGAAATTGGTGATGATATACCAGAGTTTTTAAAACAGAGAGGAAATTAAAATGAAATTGAAAAAATTGATTGCAAGTGCTTTTATAGCAATAACTTTGATTGGGTTAGCTGCTTGCCGAGAAAGCAAAAAGGTATCGTACAATATCAGTCAAGAAGCTGATAATTTTAATGTTATTCGGCGAGTTGCCGTAATCAACACTAGAACAGATAAAATCGAATTTGAAGTTATTGGTCGAATTTCTGTAGAAACTGAGGCCAACGATGGAAAACGACTTGAAATATTAGTCGAAACTGCAAAAGGCGTGTATAAAAAACACATGGTAAATCTTACAGGATGGAATATGTATGTTGTAGAAGATCTTGAGGGGGCTGAGGTAAATCAGTACAAGTATGAAGTCAATTACATGCCAGAAAGTATCATACCATTCACACTTACAAATAAGAAGTAGGCATGAAATGAAGTTTGAATTTTCATTGCCTAGAAACACTAAAAACAAAGCTCTGAACATGGTCATTAACAGTAATGACAGGCAACATCAGACAGATAAAGCCAAGGTTACTAAGCGTATTAGAGCTTTTGCTTATTGGCATACATTGATGAACAAGGATAAAGGGAGGGCTGCTTTTAGTCCCTCTAATCCTTGTGAGGTTACAATTACAATTTACAGCCCTACTAAATCTAAACTAGATCCGCCCAATCTTTATCCGACAGTCAAGGCTATCATTGATGGTATGACGGATGCAGGTATTTGGACAGATGATAATCATAAGGTTATCAAAAAGTTATCTTTTGTTTATGGCGGATTAAGCGAGGAAAAAGGGCATTATAGATTAGAGTTTGATATAGAGGGAGTGGATTGATGGTACAAACGATTGAACAAGCAATAAAAAATGAAAACAAACGCATAAAAATTCCAACGAAAATCAGACCGTTTGATGTTGGTTATCGAATAGTAAATAAACACGGTCAACCGCTTGCCTTAAAAAACGGAGCAAGTATATTCGCTTTACCTTATCTAGCTGAAAAATCTATAGAAAAAGAGTTTGGGAAAAATGATCCAAACTTTGACATCAAAAATCATTCTGTTGAAGAGGTTGCTATTATCAATTTGAGCAAATTTCATAGTTATTTCGAGGAGGTACAAGATGGATTTAAGAAATAAACTCGAACTATCAGCAATCCAACACGGAATATATTCCGGGGCTGCTTTTAAACATAAGAGAACAGGTAAAAAAGTTTTCGTAAGTAGCCTTGCGATTTGCGAAAGTGATTTATCTGTTATGGTTCTCTATATCGAAAAAAGTGGGGTTATTTGGGTTAGACCTTTGAAAGAGTTTATAGACGGCAGGTTTGAGAAAATAACAGATGACTAAAAAGAAAATCGAGCGCTTGTCAGTTATTCATCGCAGGGAAATCAACTGGCTTAAATGGTATTTTCTTAGAGACAAAGAAAATCCTAAAAAAACAATTCTTGAGCGGAAAATTCATAAAAGTTTTTTAGATAATAAACTTGACAAAGCGATTTTTTTGATCAATTTAAAAACTGTTACAGCAGAATTTGTAGAAAAATCAGATGAAAATATTTTAAAAACCATCAAAGAGGTTTATGTCTATGAAAATATCAATGTGATTGGCGCGTGTCAAAACATTCTCTATCTAAGCCCCAGCCCAGCTTATACCCATCTGAATAAATGGTTCGATAACTATTTCTACGCTACTTACAAATATCTCCCTCTAATTAAATAACCGTAAAAATCCCCTAGTCTATGTATCTATAATCAAGATATATGGGCTTTTTTAAAATGAGGTAAATATGGATAATCTAAAAATTGAATATGTGGATATTGGCCTTATCAAGCCATATCGTAATAATGCTAGGCGCAATGATGGTGAAGCAGTTGAAAAAGTCGCAGCATCTATCAAGGCTTTTGGTTTTCAACAACCAATATTAGTTGATGATAACAATATCATCATCACAGGCCACACAAGACACAAAGCAGCTCTTTCTTTAGGTATTGATAAAATCCCTATAGCCCATGCCGTAAATCTCTCAGATGAGCAAGTCAAAGCGTATAGACTAGCAGATAATCGAGTTGCAGAGTATTCAGCTTGGGATGCAGAACTTTTGAATGTTGAGTTAAAAGAATTTGAAACTATAGACATGTCCCAATTTGGCTTTGATTTGTCTGTAACTGGCTTAGATTTTGGCGCAGATGAAAAGCAAACAGAAAGCATTGAGATTGAACTAGATGACGACAAGGAAAGCGATGCAGACTTTCACAGACAAACAACCATCAATCAGTATAATCTTTTTGATTATGACAGCACGCGCACTGAGGGAAAGTATAACATGCCAACTTTGGAGGGTGTGGATCATACACCAAACAATTTACAGGGCTTCAATTACGTTTTGAACAAGCCAGACCATACAGCAGGAGTGCACTTCTTTTTGGATGATTATCAATTTGAAAGGATATGGCAGCGCCCAGATTTTTATATTGAGAAGTTATTAGATTTTGATTGCGCCCTTACTCCAGATTTTAGCCTTTATCTTGATATGCCTATTGCTATGCAAGTATGGAATATTTATAGATCGAGATTGATCGGGCAAATCATGCAGGATTACGGGCTTACAGTCATCCCAACTGTATCATGGTCAACAAGTGATAGCTTTGATTTCTGTTTTGATGGACTACCTAAAAATGGAACTCTAGCGGTCAGCACTATTGGGGTAAAGCAGAATAAAGAGCAATTTCAAATCTGGATTGACGGCATGGATGAAATGATAGAGCGATTATCACCCAAAAGAATTGTAGTTTATGGTGGTCAGGTTGATTATGACTATAAAGATATCGAGGTTGTCTATTTTGACAATGCAACGACAGAAAGGATGAAGAAAAATGGGCGGTAGAGGTGCACGAATAGGAACGAAAACGATGTCGCTTGATGAATTTCTTGGTCAGAAAGGCCTAGCATCTCCGATTAGTGATTGGCTAGATGATAAATGGAGAGGGAACAAGAATTTTTCTAGTGGGAATCAAAGAGAAAAATTTCGAAAAGAAGCTAGGAAAAACATTGATGATTATCACAACAAGAGAAATGCTGCTATTAAGCAATATAATGCTTTGGTAGAAAGTGGTAAATTTAGACCACCGACTAATATAGAGAAATCATTGAGGACTGCCCAAGGCCACCCCGATAATCGGGCAGTTCAGGCTGCTAGAAGAATGCTAACTAAAAGGGGTTATGATTGGAGAACTGGAAAGAAATTGAAGTAGATAAGAGGTGATGCTATGGGTGGACGTGGTGCAAGCATTGGTCTTGGCTTTGGTAAGCATAAATACGGTACAGAATATGAAACATTACACAGATCAGGTAAGATAAAGTTTGTAAGAAGTACCAGTGGTTCAGCAAAAGCTCCCATGGAAACACGGACTAAGGGGCGTATTTATGCCACGGTAAACAAGCAGAATAAGATAAAATCTATATCTTTTTATGATAGAAAAAATAAGAGGAGACGACAGATAGATGTGACAGGTTCTCCTCATACTATAAAAGGTAAGAAAATCATCCCTCATGTACATAAAGGATATAATCACAATGAAAAAGGGGATAGAAATCTGACTATCAGAGAGAGAAAATTGCTTGCAAGAGTTCAAAGAATATGGGATAATAAGGGTAGATAAGTAGGGCAGTGGTTTGAAGAAGGAATACGCTCTATTATAGAGAAATGGCGGTGCAAATCCGTCCGACTACTTAGACAAGCTCCAGAAATGGGGCTTTTTATTTTTTTGTTTAAAAACAGCGTAAAACATCCCCTTTTTTATAAAATACAATGAAATCATGAGTAGAAATACTTGTGATTTTTTGTTTGAAAGGAGGTCAAAAATTGCCTAGAGATGGAACTAAAAATTTAAAACCTATGAATCAGCGAAGCAAAGATGAAGCTAGGGTATTAGGTTCAAAAGGCGGCAAGGCCTCTGGAGTAGCAAGAAGAAAAAAAGCAGAGTTGAAAAAGGCGCTTAATATCGTTTTGACATCAAAGGTGCATCAATCAGGGTTGGCTAGTTTGTTAGAGGATATGGGCTTTGAAAACTCTTATGAGATGGCTATTGTATTTTCTATGGCAAACAAAGCAACACAAGGAGATGTGAGGGCTGCTGAATGGATAACTAAAACACTTGATAACGAGAAAGATGATCTGGATAGAAAAGAACAACGTGAACGCATCAAGTCACTTAAATTAGACAATAAAGAGCGGGCGGAGGCCAATAGCTTGACAGATACGCCTATCCATATTGTGGATGAGTGGGCTGGTGAAGTAGAGGGGGCGACAGATGACCTTTAATGTACAAAAAAATGTCAATCCTCATTTTAAATCGGTCTGGGTATCTAGTTTTCCTTACAATGTTCTAAAAGGCGGTCGGAACTCGTTTAAATCATCTGTGATTGTGCTAAAGCTAGTCTATATGATGGCTCGGTATATTAAATCAGGAGAGACAGCAAATGTCGTAGTCATACGTAAAGTCGCTGCTACTATTCGAGATAGTGTCTTTAACAAAGTTTGGTGGGCTTTAAATTTATTCGGATTAGCTAACCAATTCAAAAAGACTATTAGCCCCTTTCAAATCATTCACAAAAAGACAGGATCAACATTTTACTTTTATGGTCAGGATGATTTCCAGAAGCTAAAATCTAATGACATAGGTAATCTGATTGCTGTTTGGTATGAGGAAGCTGCTGAGTTTGGTAGTCAAGAGGACTTTGACCAATCTAACGTAACCTTTATGCGTCAAAAGCATCCACGCGCTAAGTTTGTACAATTCTTTTGGTCATACAACCCACCTAGAAACCCCTATAGCTGGATCAATGAGTGGTTTGAGAGTATCAAGACAAATAAGAATTATCTAGCACACTCAAGCACTTACCTTGATGATGAGCTAGGTTTTGTAACAGAGCAGATGTTAGAAGATATAGAGCGCATTAAAGAGAATGACTATGACTATTACAGGTATCTATATCTTGGTGAGGCTGTTGGGTTAGGGAATAATGTGTATAACATGAGCACCTTTCACCCGTTAGATGCTTTGCCAAGTGATGATAGGCTCATAGGTATATCTTTTGCATTGGACGGCGGGCATCAGCAATCAGCCACTGCTTGTTGTGCTTTTGGTATCACAGCAAAAGGTAAGGTTATCTTACTAGATACCTGGTATTATTCACCAGCTGGCCAAGTAATCAAAAAAGCACCTAGCCAGTTATCTCAAGAAATCTATGAGTTTATACAGGCTGTTATCTCGCAATATAGAGTGCCCGCTCTGCAGTACACCATAGATAGCGCAGAGGGTGCGCTTAGAAATCAGATGTATCTTGATTTTGGCCTAAGATGGCATCCAGTAGCTAAGCTAAAGAAAGTGACGATGATTGACAGCTTTCAATCTTTGCTTGCACAAGGTCGCTTTTACTATCTCAATACTGAAAATAACAAGATATTCATTGAGGAGCACAAGATGTACAGGTGGGATGAGAAAACTATCAAATCAGATAACCCTAATGTAATTAAAGAAGATGACCATACATGCGACACATCGCAGTATTTTGTATTAGACAACGCTAAAATACTCGGTTTGCGCGTGGGCAACACATAAGGAGGGCAGACATGAGCCTGTTTCAGAAGATAAAAGACTTTTTTAACCGTGGGAGGTATAACATGGAAACATCAAATCTAAGCAGCATTCTTGATCATCCAAAAATTGCTGTGACGCAAGAAGAGTTTCACCGTATTCAGCGTAATCTGACTTACTATCAATCTAAATTTGAAGATATTGAGTACATCAACACCGATGGTGACAGAAAACGCCGCAAGATGCAGCATTTGCCTATTGCTCGTACAGCAGCGAAGAAGATTGCTAGTCTTGTTTACAACGAACAAGCAGAGATTTCAGCAGAGGATGAAACACTGAACAAGTTCTTGAATGATATGCTTGCCAATGATCGTTTTAACAAAAACTTTGAAAGGTACTTAGAAAGCGCTCTGGCGCTTGGAGGGCTCGCTATGCGCCCCTATGTGGATGGCGATAAAATCCGTGTGGCCTTTGTGCAAGCCCCGGTGTTTTTGCCATTGCAGTCGAATACGCAAGATGTTTCAAGCGCTGCTATTTTGACCAAAACTATTAAATCAGAGGGTAAAACTAATGTATATTATACTTTGGTTGAGTTCCACGAATGGGTAACTAAAGACGGTAGCGAGATAGGCAGTACAAAGGATAAGAACTTATACCGGATCACCAATGAGCTATATAAATCAGATACAGGTGAATCGCTAGGTCAGAGAGTCAACTTACAAGAACTCTACCCAGACCTAGAGCCAGTAACGGTATTAAGAGACCTATCACGACCGTTGTTTACTTATCTGAAAACACCGGGTATGAATAATAAAGATATCAACTCACCTCTTGGATTATCTATCTTTGACAATGCTAAAACTACTATTGATTTCATCAACCGTACTTATGATGAGTTTATGTGGGAGATTAAGATGGGGCAAAGGCGCGTGATCGTGCCAGAGCAACTGACACAATTAAAAGTGCAAGACACCCAAGGCAATATCACCTTTAATCGCCGCTTTGATGTTGAACAAAATGTGTATATGCAAGTAGGGGCTGGCAATATGGATAGTGGCAATATCGTTGACCTTACAACGCCTATCAGGTCATCTGATTACATTTCAGCTATTTCAGAGGGGCTAAAACTCTTTGAAATGCAAATCGGGGTATCTAGTGGTATGTTTACCTTTGATGGTCAAGGGGTCAAGACAGCGACAGAGATTGTTAGCGAGAATAGCGATACATACCAGATGCGCAACAGTATTGTTGCGCTTGTCGAGCAATCTATCAAAGAGCTTTGTGTTTCTATGTGTGAACTTGGCAAAGCGGTAGGGATATATAGTGGAGAAATTCCAGAACTTGATGATATTTCAGTTAATTTGGATGACGGGGTCTTTACTGATCGGCATGCAGAGCTTGATTACTGGATGAAGATGGTAGCAGCTGGATTTGCTAGCCAAGAACGAGGCATTGAGAAGACGCTCAATGTAACCCCTGAAGAAGCTAGGAAAGAGCTTGCTAAAATCAATGGAGAGTTACCGCCAGAGAATGATGCAGAACTAGCGCTATACCATAAACGAGGAGTAGCAGGAAATGAAGAAGCCAACGCTTAATGATCAGCAATTCTCTTTGCAAATGCAGGGCGTGAGCGATATTTACGCTAAAATGCAAATTGAGCTTTTTGACAGTATGATAAAGCGACTTAAAGAGCGGGGGGCTGCTGACCTTGCAGAGAATCCTTATGTCTGGCAATTAGAAAAGCTAAACGATATGCACATGCTCAACGAGGAAAACTTGAAAATCATTGTTGAGCGTACAGGGATTGCTGAAGATTTGCTAAGGGAAGTCATCGAGAATGAGGGTTTAAAGGTCTATAAGGATACGAAACAGCAACTTGAAGAAGATTTGGGGCGTGGGCATAACGGGATAGCTAGAAACGGTGTTACAGAGTCTTTAGAGGCCTATACAGCCCAAGCAGTCAGTGACCTTAACCTAATCAATACGACTCTGCCAGAAAGCATCCAAGCAGTTTATAAGTCTATAGTAGAGCAGTCTGTCGCTGAGGTCGTCGCAGGAACGAAAACAGCAGACAAAGCCATCCATGAAACCATTATGAACTGGCAGAAAAAGGGCTTTACTGGTTTTAAAGATAGCGCAGGGAGAGAGTGGCGAGCAGATAGCTATGCTAGGACGATTATCAAGAGCACGATGTACAAGGTTTTTAATAAGATGCGTACAGCTCCAGCAGAAGAGATGGGGATAGATACCTTTTACTACTCAATCAAGCGCACAGCACGGCCAGCTTGCAGTCCTATTCAAGGGAAGATAGTCACATTTGGAGAGACTAGAGTAATCAATGGTACTAAAGTCTATTCGTTATATGATTACGATTATGGATCAGCTGGTGGCTGTCTTGGGGTACATTGTGGCCACTATCTAACTCCTTTTATAGTTGGTGTGAATGAAATGCCAGACCTGCCAGATTATCTTGCAGACCTAACACCAAAACAAGCAGAGGAAAATGCACGCATCCAAGCGAAACAAAGAGCGCTTGAAAGGACTATCAGACATCATAAAGAGCGTCTGCATTACGCAAATACTATGAAGGATGATGAATTGATACAAGCTGAAAAACTCAAGGTTAGAATGTATCAAAACAAAATCAGGAATCTTGTAGATAGCTATGATTTTCTGTATCGAGATTACAACAGAGAAAAACTATACACATAATCTAGCGTTGCCCTGTGCAGCGCTTTTTTGTTTGTCTAAAACCGTAAAAAATCCCATCCGATCAAAGGTATATTGAGAAAGTAAATAATATTTTGCTTGAGGTGGGAGTTGTCCACCTAAAAAAGAACTAGGAGGGTATAAATGGCATTTACGACAGAAGAACTACTCAAACTTGGATTGACAGAAGAACAGGCTAAAAATGTCTTTGCCTTGCGAGGAAAAGAGCTCAACGAGGACAAATCAGCCTTGGAAACTATCACCAAAGAGCGAGATAGTTTGAAAAACCAGTTGCAGAATGCAGAGGCACAACTTGAAAACATGAAAGCAGATGCAAATACAAGCGTTGAACAGAAAGAAGCTCTTGAGAAGTTGCAAGCCGAATATGACAAGTACAAAGCGGATGCAGAAGCCGAACTGGCCAAAACAAACAAGGTGAACGCTATCAATCTTGCTTTGAAAGATACTAAAGCGCACAATCCAGCAGCGTTGATGAAGTTTATTGATGTGGATGCTATTGAACTTGATGACAATGGTAAACCGAAAATTGATGATGTCATCAACGGGCTTAAAGAAAGTGACCCTTATCTTTTTGAGGCAGAAGACAGCGGAAAACCTAATCCTAATATCTTGCCACAAGGAAATCCAGCGGCAGGTGCTGGGTCTGCAGAGGATGCATTCGCGGCAGCGTTAGGGTTAGTTTAATCAATTTTAAAAGGAGGCTATAGATGTCAATTAACTACGTTACTAAACGAGAAAAACAGTTTGACCAAAAACTGATGCAAGGCGCACTTACCAATATTTTGGAAACCCCAAAAGTTATTTGGTTAGGAGCTAAATCTTTCGAAATTCCAACTGTATCTGTATCAGGCTATAAAGCTCATACACGAACAAAAGGCTATAACGCTGGTACAGTTTCAAACGAAAAAAAAGTTTACACACTTGGTTTTGACCGTGATATTGAGTTCTTCGTCGACAAAGCAGATGTTGACGAGACTAACGAAGAATTGTCAGCAGCTAATGTTACAGGCACTTTTATCACAGAACATGCAACGCCAGAACTGGATGCGTACCGCTTTTCTAAACTGGCTACGACAGCAATTACAGCAACAAAATTCAAGTCAGAAGATGATTACTCAGAAACTAACGTGTACTCACGCTTGAAATCTGCTATCTTGCCGATCCGTAAGTATGGAGCAGCTAACATCGTGATCTATGTATCTAGTGAAATCATGGATTTCTTAGAACGCTCAAAAGATTTCACACGTTCGATTGCCACAACATCCCCTCAAGGGATTGATACACGTGTTACCTCTCTTGACGGGGTGCAAATCATTGAGGTTTGGGATGATGCACGCTTTAAAACTCAATTTGAGTTTACAGAAGGGTTTGTCAAAGCCTCTGGCGGTAAAGATATCAATTTCCTTATCGTTGCTAAGCCAGCAGTCATCGCAAAAGCTAAATTTAATTCCATTTATCTTTTTGCTCCTGGACAACATACAGAGGGAGATGGATATCTTTACCAAAACCGCATGTACCATGACTTGTTTGTCCTTGAAAACAAGAAGGATGGAATCTACGTTTCTCATAAATCCGCATAACGGGAGGTAGCAGATGAAAAAATACATCAAAGAAAACCAAGTTTACACTGTCCAAGAGGGCAGCGATCTTGAGGCACAGTTGTTGTTAGATGGTTTCGAAGAATTCGTTGAGGCTGAGGAGAAACCAAAAGCTAAGAAAAAAGCCGATGATGACAAAGCGAAAGCCGATGAAGAGTAGGGAGGAATAGGATATGGCGCTTTACGAAGCCAAAAAGAACATCTACTTTACTAGTCTTGGGAAAGATGTCTCTCTTGGAGAAACTATTGAGCTAGATCAAGCATACGCAGAGGCTGTCAATGCTGACCTAAAATCAGCATTTCCAGATGTTGATGCAGTGCTTGTGCTAGTTGATGAAGACAAACCTAAAAAGGTAGCTCGCAACAGTAAAACTGTTACTGAGGCAGTAACAGATGCAGTAGATGAAAAATAAGGGGTGGTAACACCCTTTATTTGTAAAGGAGGTTACGCATGACTTATTTAACTAAAGATGAGTTTGTCAAGCTAGGCTTTGATGAGGTAGTTGATTTTGAAAATCTAGCAAAGCGGGCAGAGGTTGCAATCAACCTCTATACTCAAGGGATTTATCAAAGGCACATTGATTTTGATAAAGAAGCAGATTACCGAAAACAGGCGGTAAAGCTAGCTATGGCCTTTCAAATCGCTTATCTAGATGTTTCAGGCATCCTGACAGCCGATGACAAACAAGCTATGACAAGTGTTTCCATCGGCCGCACATCAATCTCTTATCGCAAGTCTCAAAATGGATCGGCAGGTCAGTGGTTCAACCTTTCGCTGGATGCTGAGAATATTTTGAAGCAAGCAGGTTTTAGTCTAGTCACAGCGGTTGATTATGATAGATAAACGGCTATTGACTGATTCTATTTCTGTCCGAAAGGTTGCGGACAAGAATGATTTTGGGGATGTTGGTTACTCTGACCCGTTGGATATTAAACCAGTACGATTTGATAGGTCGGTGAGTGTCACAGGTACTAATAACTCTAAAACACGGCAGAAAGTCGGTGTTATCTATATCTATCCTAAATTTGCAAGCGTGACAGTTGACGATAGTTGGCTTGGTGCGACTGTGAATGATGGTGCGCGTGATTATGTTGTCACAGGCTACCAACCTAATTTTCTAAACGGGAAAATATTTAGCTATGAAATCGAGGTGATTTGATGGCTGATGTTAGAGTCGTTGTTGACCTTGGTGGTGTTGAACGTAAATTTTCTCCAGAGACTGTAAAACGTGGCAAGCTAGCAATGGCTAGTCAAGGGATGATGATTATGGAGCCATATATACCTTTTAGGGGTGGCCCTTTGAGAGCATCTGGTCGCATTGAGTCGAACGGTGATATTAGCTATAACACAGTTTATGCTAGAGCCCATTTTCACGGAACAAATGGGATTGTAGTCTTTAGAAGATATACAACACCCGGAACTGGAAAACGCTGGGATAAGCCATTAAAGGCCAATGTTGACCAACTAAAACGAGTCGCCATTAGAGCTATGGGGTTGAGATGATGCAGAATAACAAAAATTTTCAGGAAGTGCTGTTGGCACATATCAATGAAATCGAAAATCTGCCAATGAAAGCACGCCTTGATTATTTTGAGGATGATAAGGATGATTTGGTCATCAATGCTTTGCCCGGAGGTTCGATTGATAAGCAGTACATGGATGGCACCAGAGAAGTGTCGCTGCCGTTTGAAATTGCTGTTAAATGTAAGAGCAATCAAAAGGCTAGTGATACGATTTGGCGAATCAATGGAGACTTATCAGGTTTTGATATTGAGCTACCTAGCACAGATAACACATATACTTTTCTTTCTCTTGATGTCGGGAAACCAGGTATCAACGGAAAAGATGAACAAGGTTACTTTGTCTATACATTGCAAGTGACCGCTAAATTAGAAATCGCAGGAGGATAAACACATGGTACGTCAAAAAAATGCCAAGCGCAAACACTTAGTGGCGCCATTTGATCCAAGTAAACCAGACACTGTACCAGCTGATAACGAATTTTTCCCATTGGCTAAGTATATCGAAAGTATCGAAGATGATACTGACGAAGAAACAGATGACAAAGGCTATTATGATGGCGATGGCACCAAAGAGGAAACTGTCACATCGGTTGCTGGTGCTTACACAGCAGAGGGTATCTATGATGCCGAAGATAAGGCGCAAGCGCTTATCTCAAATATGAAGTATAAGACTGGTGATGGTCGCCGTTTGTGGCACAGAGTGATTGAGTCCAATGGCAAGAAATCACTCACTCAAGTAGCAAATGCTTCTGAGATCAAAGCTGGTTCTGGTGATGCAACAGATTATGAAGGATTTGGTTGCAAACTCAAATGGATCAAAGCGCCAATCGAAAAAGCTATCACCTTATAATTAGAATTTTTTGGAGGAAATAGAAAACATGGCACGTACTTATAACTTTGGAAATCTCAAGGATGTTACGACATTTAATATTGGAGATGTCACTCTTGAATTTCAACCAACGGATGAAAAGAGCGAGCTGCTTGAGAAAAAGTCAGCTGAACTAAAAGTAAAGGCTGAGCAGATTGATGAATCTGGTACGGAATGGGAATTGCGGAAAGAGCTCAAAGACTTGCTAGATGAATTTTTCACAGTAGCTTTTGATGACAAAGCGCCACAAAAACTTTATGATGCTTGTGGCCAGAATACAATTTCTTACCTCAAGTTATTCTTGCAGATTGCTGATGCTTTGCGAGAAGTCAGCGAAGAACGACAAAACGATGAAGCATTTAAGAAGTATCTTGCTGAATAATGTTTGATATTTCCAAAAAAATGGATGACAGGCTGGTACTCGGTGATACAGAGTATCAGCTTTTCTTATCGTTTGATCGTGTACTGTGGGTCTTTGATATGTGGAGTAAAGAACATATCCCACCGCATCTAAAACCTAAATTAGCGTTAGCTAAGTTGACCGAAGATGAAAGTTTTAAAGACATGGACACACAAGAGGCTTTAGCACTCTATGAAGAAGTGTTTAGAAAACATATACAGGTCACAAAAGCTGTTGATGAGGTTGATAGATATGATATCGAGGGTAATGTATTGCCTAAAAAGCCAAAAGAGCAGTCAGACGGTAACGAGAAACCTTTGTTTTCAATCAAATATGATGGTGAGTACATTTTTTCATCGTTTATGCAGGCTTATCAAATTGATTTGATTGAAGAACAAGGGAAGTTGCATTGGCATAAATTTAACGCTTTATTAGCTGGTCTGCCAGATGGCACTAAATTTGTTGAAGTTATGAAAATCAGGGCATGGAAACCTCAAAAGGGTGAAGATCCCAAAGAAAGACAAAGAATGCGCAAATTACAAGAAGAATATGCGCTACCAGATATTTAAGAAAGGGGGTATTAAATGGCTTCTGATGGAAAAGTGACCATTACCATTGACTTAGATGGTAATAAAGCTAGAGGTGAAGTTAAGTCACTGAAAAGTCTTTTGATGGGCTTGGGTGACTCATCTTCTAAAAGTTTTGGTACTGGTTCAAAATCTGCTCTAGGATTCGGTACTGCTGTTGCAGTTGCTAGTAAAGCTGTTTCTACTGCAATGGGGGCTATTTCTAGCTCTATGGGAGGCGCTATCAGTCGTGTTGATACAATGAATCGCTTCCCTAAAATGATGCAGGCCATGGGCTTCTCTGCTGATGATGCAAAGGGCTCTGTTGATGCTCTCGCAAAGGGTATTGATGGTTTGCCAACTGCTCTTGATGAGGTTGTGGCAACCACTCAACAGTTAGCTTTGATGAATGGTGACTTGGGTAAATCAACCAAACTCACTTTGGCATTGAATGATGCCTTTTTGGCCTCTGGCTCATCTGCTGCTGATGCAAGCCGTGGATTGACGCAATTTAGCCAAATGATGTCAACCGGAAAGGTTGATATGCAGTCGTGGAAAACTCTCATGGAAACCATGCCACTAGGTTTACAGAAGACTGCAGAGGCCTTTGGCTTTGCTGGTGCATCGGCTAAGAATGACTTATACCAAGCGCTGAAAGATGGAACGATCACATTTGATCAGTTTTCAGACAAATTGATTGAGTTGGATGGTGGAGTCAATGGTTTTGCAGAATTGGCTCGTATCAACTCAATCGGGATTGCCACATCATTTAAAAATATCCAGACTGCAGTTGTTCGTGGAACTGCAAATATGATACAGGCTTTTGATAAGGCTGCTAAAGCTAAAGGTCTGGGTGGTATAGCTGAAAACATGGATAAGGTTAAAAAAGCTGTTTCAAAGGCATTTGATACAGCAACGCCTTATGTCGAAAAGTTTATAGACCTGATTGTAGAACTTTTTAACACCATGGAACGCAATGGAGCTGTTAAGGCTTTGAGTTGGGCTTTGTTTAGTATTCAGAAAGCTGCATCAAGCTTATTTGATACTTTTACAAAAGGGTCTGGTTCTACTGGCTGGATCTTGATGGCTAGTCATGCAATCGAGACCTTGGGAAAGGTGATTGGTGCTATAGGCCAGAGTGTCAATAAGTTTATAGATGCCTTTAACAAAACCGATGCTGTGACTAACTTTAAATTAGCCATTGAGGATGTGTTAAATGCGATTGAGAAAATTGCTAACGCTGTCCAAAAAAGTCAGGTTCTAGCAGAATTTGGCAGAATCTTTGGAGAGGTCGTTAGTCAGATTTCAAAAGCTGCCTCTGCTATTGGTGAGTTCATTTCATCGTTAGACCCCTCAACTTTACAAGCTGTTGTGGATGGCGTACTGACTGCTATTGCGGCTATTCAAGGGATGAAATTGGCATCTAATGTAATCGGTGGACTAGTTGATGGTTTTAACATCCTGAGAGCAGCTATTACAGGCCATCCAATATTGACCCTAGCAGTTATTATTGCTGGATTAGTGGGTGCTTTTATGAGTGCTTACAACAGCAATGAGCAATTCAGAAATGCTGTTGATGCAACGGTTAAAATACTTTCTGATTTAGGCAAAAAAATTGGAGAATTTTTATCTGGGATTGACCCCTCTATATTTGCTTTGTTAATACCTGTCTTGGGTACATTACTCACTAAATTTAAAGCGTTTGACCTACTTGGAAAAATCAATCCATTCAAAATCTTTAAGAGTAATGCAACAGATGCTCTAGGTGGCGTCTCGGGAGCAGCGACTCAATCAAAAGGGATTATCGAACAGGTATTTTCTGGAATTGGTTCTTTGATTACCTCTGTAGCGCAAGGTATTTCAACTGTTTTACAAGGTTTGGCAACAGCGATCTCAACAGTAGCACAGGGATTTGGCCAAGCAGCATCAATGGCCAGTCCTGCTCAGTGGCTCTCAATGGGAGCAGCAATGTTGATGGTGGGGGCTGGTGTGGCTTTAGCTGCTGCTGGTATCTATATTTTGGTTCAGGCAGCTATCCAACTTGCTAGTGCTGGAACTGGTGCACAGGTTGCTATGCTAGCGCTTGGCGTTGGGATAGCTGCTTTAGCTGGCATCTTTGCTTTGCTCGGCCCAGCTTTATCAGCTGGTGCTGTCAGTATTTTAGCTTTTGGGGCAGCTATCGCACTAATAGGGATCGGGGTATTGGCCGCCTCTGCTGGTTTGTCTATGCTGGCAGGGCATCTACCTACTATTGCAACTTATGGAGCATCTGCCGCTGTTGGTATAGCTGCTTTAGGCGCTGGCTTAGTAGTAATGGGTCTTGGCGCACTTGTTGCAGGAGCTGGTCTTATTATAGCTGGTGCAGGTCTCGTAGTTGTGGGAGCTGGCGCAGTGGTAGCAGCAGCTGGGATTGCTTTGTTAGGTGCAGGATTGCTAGTAGCAGCGGCAGCTGTTGCCGCCTTTGGTCTAGCTTTAAATGTTGGGAAACCAGGTATCACAGCTTTTGCTAACGCTATAACAAAAGTAGTTAATGCAATTAGTGGTGGATTTGTTGCTATTCTAAACGCTGTTAGTGGTGTGATCCAATCTGTCGGTCAGGCTGCCTTAAACGCGGGTAAAGGTTTCAACCTTTTGGCTACTGGTGTTGTTAAGATTACAAATACCAATCTTGGCGATATGGCAGCCTCTCTTGGAGCTGTTGCCCTTGGTGTTGGTAAAATTGCTAGCAATTCAGCAGGCCTTGCACAAGCTGGAAATGGCATGAAAATACTTGGTGTTGGCATGACAACAGTATCAAGTCAAGCTAATACAGCAGTTTCAGGACTAACAAACTTTGCAACTAAAATCACATCTATACAGACAGCTGTTACAGCATTGCCATCAGTTCTTATATCAGCTGCATCAAGCTTTGCAAGTTTCACAAGTCAGGCTGTTTCTGGAGTTGCTGGTCTGTCAGCTCTCAATGCACCTCTTACCGCATTGAAAACTCAAGTAATGACGATTACGCCTACTTTAATACAGTCAGCTATGGGCTTTACTGTATTTGGTGCTCAGGTTTTAGCAATTAACTCAAGCCTTACAATAGTTTCCGCTACCTTTGTACGGGTCGGAGCAAGTGCTGCAAGTGCATCTGGCCTGATTACAGCTATTTCAGCAAGCACGGCATCAGTCAGCGCTGCATTTGCCTCAATGTCTGCACAAGTACAGTCTTCGATGCAAATGATGCTTGCTGTGGTTCGCTCTGTTGGCGCTCAAATGATAGCTCAGGGTCGTCAAATCGGCGCCAGAACATCTCAAAATATGGCTCAGGGATTGATAAGTGGTCAAGGTCAAGTTTCAGCCTCTATGACAGTATTAGTGAATACTGCAAGGTCTATTGGTATGTCAGGCGTTGGCATGATGCGTTATGTCGGAGCTATGATTGGCCAAGGTTTGGCTCAAGGTATGTACTCAGCGCTTGGAGCGGTTACGGCGGCAGCAAATGCCCTTGTGGCTCAGGCTGAACGTGCGGCGCAAGCAAAAGCCCGTATTCACTCACCGTCTCGACTATTTCGGGATAATGTTGGACGATATATCCCCCAAGGTATGGCTGTTGGTATCTTAAAAGATGCTTACAAAGTTGATGATGCTATGGGTGATGTTTATAGTCAGATCCAAGCATTTAGTTTTAAAGCCGAAGATGTGATAGGTGTTGGTAAATCTAAGCTGTCTAAAGTGGTGCAAATTAAATCTGACCTTGAGAATGCAATTAAAGCTAAAGTGGAATCCACTAAGGATAAAGCTAATGAACAAGTTGAAAAGGCTCTTGATATTGCTGAGAGAGCGGTAGAACGACCAGTAGAAACATACTTAGATGGTGATACTTTAGTTGCAAGAACTGGTGATAGACAAAGAGCTTATCAAGAAAAGCAAACGAAAATTTATAACAGAATGAGAGGGATAGATAAATGACAAAAGAAATGACATTCAACGGCGTTGACTTGTCACGTTTCTTGAGAATTACAGATATTATCCGCCCCATTGGTAACAAAAGGAGCGTATCAATTGATAGCGCTCCTTTATTGGGCGTGAATATCCAGCAAGTGAAACGTGGTGAAAAAGAGCACACTATTAAGTTTGATATGAAAACAACTGATGGTGCTGCTATGGAGCAACTCAAGCATGAATTAGCCGGTGTCTTGAATGTGTTAGAGCCAGTCAAGATCACTTACGGAGATGAGCCAGACAAATACTATATGGGCATGCCAGTAGATGATATTACACCAAGCAATATCACTCGATGGTTTCAGCGCTCAGAGTTTAAAATCCTCATCCCTGACGGTGTAGCCCATAGTACGGCTTATAAGAAGTTTGATAGCTTTTCTAATGCGACTATTTCATCAGATAAGATGGTTTTTAATCTGAGAAACAATGGTACAGTAGATGCTTATCCGATCGTGACAGTCAAGCACAATGCAGAAAATGGCTATGTTGGGCTAGTTAATTCTAGCGGTGCTATGGAAATTGGTAACAGGGAGGAGACAGACTTACAGAGCTATAAGCAATCAGAAATCTTATTTGACTACGTTACGAATAACGGCATCACAAAAGGCTTTGCAGCAGCAATGAAAGAATCTGGGGCACTCGGAATTGAAAACAATTGGGGGCGACCACACTTAGCTCTAGTACCAGGCAACAGATCTGGAACGATTTCTTGGGAAATCCCTGTCGATAGTTCTGGCCAAAAAGGAGCGTTAAATGATTATCTCTGGTGGCGGCAGATTTGCTGGCTTGGAGCAGGAAATCAAATGGGGCTCATGAAAATAAACTTTATGGATGATACTGGAAGGTTCATCTATGGAGTAGAGACTTACAAAAGATGGTTTGGTCTTGATTGTGAGTATAATTTCTTAGTTCGTGGAGATGGTGCTCCTCGATTAGTGAAAAAATGGAATTTTACAGGCACACATTATGACCACCACAACCCCTTTAACGCGGAGCGGGGCTGGTCTGACATCCAGCGCCGTGATGATGTCATCCAAGTCTTTTGGTGGGGTACTTATCCTCAATTTCACGTGCCAGAGATAAAGGGTATTAAAACTGCTAAAATCCAAGTCATTATTTCGTCAATAGGAAATAATCCTATGATTAGCCATTTATACTTGGATAGTATCATCTATAGAAAAGATTTTGTAACAGGAATCAGAGACATTCCTAATCGCTACCGCATGGGTTCATCTGTTGTTATCAATAGTGAGGATGATACTGTTTTGGTAGATGGAAAGCCAGAGATGGGGGATGTCGTAGATGCTTCTAAGTGGGTGGCTATTCCACCGGGAGAATCTACTTTAGAGGTCTATTTTTCTAGTTGGTGCAAAAGAAAGCCAGATGTAAAAATCGAGTTTGAAGAAAGGTGGCTATAATGCTCTTAACAATCCATGATGCAAATTTGAGAAAAGTGGCGTTTGTTGATAATGATAAGCAAACAACGCTGAATTATTATGATGATACCTGGACAAGAAATCTAGAAACAGGATCGTCAACATTTGAATTTACAGTTTTTAAAAAATCAATCAAATCAGATACGGTCACGCAGAGAGCATACAACCTATTGAATGAAAAGGCCTTTGTATCTTTTAAATACAAGGGTAAAAGCTATGTATTTAGCGTCATGACAGTGGAAGAAGATGAACAGACGATCAAGTGTTACTGTGAGAATTTGAACCTTGAACTTATCAATGAGTACGCTAATCCGTACAAATCAGATAAAGCAATGTCATTTGTAGAATACTGTAACGCAATGGATCTGTTGAATTTTACTCATCTGTCTGTTGGTATCAATGAAATTTCAGATAGAAAACGCACGCTTGAATGGGAGGGGCAAGATACAAAATTAGCCCGACTGTTAAGTCTGGCTAAAAAATTTGATGCAGAGATTGAGTTTGATACTCAATTAAATGCAGATAGCTCTATCAAGTCATTTAAGGTCAATGTCTATCATGAAAATGACGATACGCATCAGGGGGTTGGTCAAGTTCGCAATGACATTCAGCTAACTTACGGAAAAAACCTAAGATCAATTAAAAGAAAAATTGATAAGACTGGCATCTATACTATGCTTGTGCCGACTGGTAAGCGCACTGTTAAAAATGACAAAGGCGAAGAAGTTGAGGAGGTTGTTACAATTGGCAGTTTGACACCTCCATACTCTGAAAACAATAAAGATGGGGTTCGTGAGTTTTACCAAAGTGGCGATGGGCTTTACGCACCTATAGCTGCTCAAATGTATCCATCAACGTTTACATCCGGCACACAGGCTGACCAGTGGATCAGAAAGGATCTAGAAGTTGATAGCGATAATCCATCAGTCATTCGGGCTGCTGGTATAAGAAACCTAAAGAAAAACGCTTATCCAGCATTAACTTATGAAATCGATGGCTTTATTGACGCTGACATTGGTGACACTATCAGGATTTATGATAGTGGGTTTGCTCCTGTGCTTTTTGTCAAAGCGAGAATTTCTGACCAGAAAATCAGTTTTACAAATCCAACTAGAAACAAGACAACTGCATCAAACTTTAAAGCGCTAGAAAACAGCTTATCGGATGGTATTCAAGCGACAATAGAGCGTTTCCTTGAGGCTGCAAAACCATACTCAATCAAGCTAGCAACAGACAATGGGATTGTCTTTAAAAACAATACTGGGCAAACAGTTATCACCCCATCTTTATTTAAGGGTGGAAAGCCAATTTCTGCCAATGTGACTTGGCGCTGGTCGCTTGACGGAAACGTGACAGTAGGCATGACCTATCTTGTTAGAGGCGAAAGTATAACTGGCACAGCGACTCTGGCAGTGGCTGCTTACATTGGGAATGATGAGGTAGCAACAGATGAGATTACGCTAGTCAATGTCAATGATGGTCGGAATGGACGTGATGGAGCAAAAGGTGATAAGGGAGACAAGGGGGAAACTGGCCCTCGTGGTTTAACTGGATTGCAGGGAGAGAGAGGCATCCAAGGGGTGCCTGGAGCTAATGGGAAATCTAGTTACACTCATATTGCTTTTGCTACTTTATCTTTTTTGTGTAATGAGTGGCAGAGATTTACAATCACTAAACAGTCCATTGTTAGATACGGCAAGAATGATAGCTGGCATTACAAAGAATTTGCTCCTGGAACTCACGTAGCTAGTACGGCAAATTGGGGAAAAGGAGATCCAGCACCAGGCATCCCAAAAATTGCTGAGTTGGTTAGTGATTTTAGCATTTCTAACAATTCTAGTCGAACCCATATAGGAATTTATGTAGACAACACAGAGAACGATAGCACTGATCCCTCTAAGTATCGCTGGACACTTATTAAGGGTGCAGACGGAGCTCAAGGAACTCCTGGAGCCAAAGGGGATGATGGTCGTACTCCATACTTGCATATCGCCTATGCTGTTAACGCTAATGGTACTCAAGGATTTAGCGTTACTGATAGCACTGGGAAATTATATATCGGCACATACACTGACTATACCGTAGCCGACAGTACAGACCCAGCTAGGTATAAGTGGACACTTATTAAAGGCGATAAGGGTGATACTGGTGCAAAAGGTGATAAAGGAGCTACTGGAGATAGAGGCCCTCAAGGTGAACGTGGTATTCAAGGTTTGCAAGGCCCCAAGGGTGACCAAGGCATACCTGGTGCTAAGGGTGCAGATGGTCGAACTCAGTACACTCACATAGCTTACGCTGATAATTCTACTGGTGGAGGCTTTAGTCAAACCGACCAAACCAAGGCTTATATCGGTATGTATCAGGACTTTGTGGCAACTGACAGCAACAATCCTACTGCTTACAAGTGGACGAAATGGAAAGGCTCTGATGGTGCACAGGGTGTACCTGGTAAAGCAGGAGTAGACGGCAAGACCCCATACGTGCATTTCGCTTACGCCAATAGTGCAGATGGCCGTACTGATTTCAGTACGACACAGACAGGTAACAAGCGCTACCTCGGCACATACACTGACTATACCGTAGCCGACAGCACCGATCCAGCTAGGTATAAGTGGGTGGACATGGTTGGAAATGTAAAGATAGGTGGGGTTAATCTATTAAAAGGCGGTAAAGGCCCATTTAAACCTGATAAAAAACCAGGAAATTTCGATAATAACAATTTGTATAGAGATGAAACCGAAATATATTTAAAACAAGGAGAAACCTATATCATTTCGGCAGAAACCGATGGTATATTTTCTAGCAATCATTCGCCAAATGCAGAAAGTGATCTTGTAGTTCTTTGGATTATGAATAAGTCTGTTACGATTTATCAAATCGTTTCAAATTCTGACACGGGAGGAAAAGGAACTGTCTTTGTTTGGACAAGGCAGACCGGTGTATATCATTTAAGGGTGAACACATATCATAAGTCAGCTGTTAAGAGTGTATGGAATGTGAAAATTGAGAAAGCTACTATAAGGACTGATTTTTCTGAGTCCCCCGAAGATGTCCAAGAAGCCATCAATTCTAAAGCAGACCAAGGTTTGACTCAGGAGCAATTAAACAAGCTGGCAGAGCGTGATAATGTCTTAAAAGCTGAGTTGGAAGCAAAAGCAGCCTTGTCTGTAGTTGAAAAATGGATAAAAGAAATCCAGAATCTCGCAGCAGTTGAGGAGGCAGGGAGAAAAAGCGCAGAGGCAGCAATAACCAAGGCCAGTGAACGGATGATAGATCTCCAGCGAAAAGTTGGTGAGTTACAGACTGTTACTGAGTTTGTTAATACGTACATGAGCCAATCTGAGGAGGGGTTGATTGTTGGCCGAAAAGATGGTTCATCAAAAGTCTTGGTTTCTCATGACAGAATTTCTTTTGTGTCAGGAGGTAAAGAGGTGGCATCTATTTCTCAAGGGGTGCTCAAAATCGACAACGGTGTATTTGTCAAGAGCTTGCGGATTGGTCGTTTTGTGACAATGCAAGATCCAACAAATCCAGACCGTAATTTAACGATGTATGCAGGAGGTGCTTAAGATGGCTCGTAATATCTTTGGTGGTTTATGGGGAGCAGCGATGCAACTCGAAATTGTATCTGGCTGGAACACTCCAAACCCAACTGGGAACTTTTCGGCAGTGAATGTACAAGTAAAATTGATTGCAAATAGTCAAGCAGCGATTTACGAACACATTATGCGAACATTGACTATAACTGTCGATGGCAAAGCTCAGAATTTTCAAGTTGATTGTAAAATATCGCAAGGGCAAACTGTGTTGCTCAAGGCAATAGATGTAAATGTGCCACATGATAGTGATGGGAATAAAATTGTGACTATCTCAGCTAGTTTACCTCTAAACATAGGATACTATACGTCGTCATCTGTATCAGAAAGTTTGAGATTGTCCAAAATTCAACGAGCTAGTACTGGTACAAGTGTTAAAGCGACAATTGGAAAACCTGTAACTTTAAATATCAGCCGTCAAAACAATAATTTCAAGCACTCTATCTGGGTGAAATATGGTAATTATGATAAAAAAATAGCTGGAGATAATATTAAAACCAGCTATACTTGGACACCAGAAATGGCTTTGTGTGAGCAAACGCCTGATGCTGTCAGTGGCTTTGGTACGATTACTTATATCACTTATAACAACGGTGCAGAGGTCGGTAGGGATATTCAACGGTTAGAATTGACTGTCCCTGACAATGTTAAACCGACACTATCAAGTCTGAGTGTGACAGATACTAATACGACTGTTGCACAGATGCTCAAGCCTAATCACTTTATCCGTGTTTTATCTAGTATTAGAGTGAATCTTGGACAATCTGCAGGGGCTTACGGTTCAACTGTTGTTAGCTATCATGCAGAGATTGTTGGTCAACCGTATTCTTTGGATAAAAATGATACATTTGGCGATATAGACTTTACTGGTCAGGCTACTATCCGAGCAACAGTCACAGATAGTAGAGGTAGGACTAGTGCGCCAAAAGAGCTGACTATCAATGTATTAGATTACCATTTGCCACAAATCAGTTTTGATGTACAGCGGATCGGGGCAAATGCTGACCAGTTGCAAATTATCCGTAATGCCAAAATCGCACCTCTGACAATTGACGGAGCACAGAAAAATATCATGAGATTGCGCTTTAAGATAGCGCCATTTGGTACGGGTAGATTTGTAGAAGATACCGGGCCAGCCAGAGGTGATTTTACTACTCTTTCCTCTTTGATCAATTCTGCTGCTAATCTGGGGAATAAATACCCAGCAGACAAATCTTATATTGTTGTTGGGACTGTCGAGGATCGCTTTACTAGTTCTAGCTATCGGTTCGAAGTGCCAACTCGATCAGTTGTGATGTCTATGGATAAAGATGGTATTGGCATCAATAAAGTCCGTGAGCGTGGCGCTCTGGATGTCGGAGGTGATATTTATGCTAACAACAAGCCGATTCAGCAGCATCAGCTCACCAGTCATTCGGGTATGACCTTAATGGCCACTGATGATTGGAATAATTATCAGGCCACGGGCTACTATACAGGGTACAATCTAAATAATGCTCCTGATACTGAAAATAAAAGTATCTATGTAAGAGTTACAAGGCATAATAATGATTATGTTTTACAAGAAGCTGTTGATTTTGCTGGTACGGCATTGGCTTACCGAGTAATGTCAGATGGCGTTTGGCAAGAGTGGGTTAGTGTAGCTTCAAAGTCTGACCTAGAAGCTTTAAAACCAGATCCTAAACAAAAAATCCTATATAAGACACTTGTTGGTTTACCTTATGGTATGGCGGCTTATGCTTCTAGGATTGGTGATACAGTCACTATATCCTTAGAGCGTAGAATTGTTCGCATCAATCAGAAATATGAAAATGCCAAAATGGCTGAAAACATACCAATCGGATATAGACCAGTGCAAAACATATCATTGATATTACATGCCAATGTATCAGCTAATGTTGTCGGCACTGGTGTACTGCATATCAACACTGCAGGAGATTTAGCCTTAACATCATCATATACAACGGATGCAGTCTGGCTTGGTACGGTTACTTACGTCACAGATAATCCTTGGCCTAATTGAGTAAAAAATCCCTCGCAACTAGAGGGATAATTAGAGCATAAATTAAAGGAGGTACAGACTATGTTAAAAGTCTCAAAATCACGCCAGATTGTGGCAGAATTTTTCGCAACCGAGGACGAGCAAGAAAAGCTTGTGAAAACCACGGTAGTAAACATTGATCATACAGCTGTTTCAACTGTTTCTGAAACACTGCACGAACCAGAGCTATACGCTAAATATCGAAAGGATATGCGTAAGGATGAGCAAAATCTGCGAAATCTGCGCTATCAAATCGAAGATGAAATTTTGGCGGAGCTTGACACAGCTGGCAAATCAGAAACAACGTAGAGGTGACAGATGCAAGAACCAGACGGACTTTGGGCAATCATAGAAGTCGTGAAAGACTTTTACGAGACAGGGATTGATGATCACTTTTTCGTATTCATTCTACTGATCCTGATTGTGGCTGATGTCGTAACAGGATTCTGCAAGGCTTGGGCGCTTAAAAACTTTTCGAGTCGAAAAGCTCGAACTGGCATTGTGACCCATTCAGCGATTTTCGTTATTGCAGCAATTGGTTACCCATTCTTTTTGTTTGCTAATGCAGGGTCATTGGCAGACATGATCATAACAGCTCTTTGTGCAAGCTACGGCGCTAGCTTGGTGACAAATTTGGACATTTTGGGTCTAAAAATCCCTTACGTAACCACGTTCATCAATGAGCGTGTGGACAATCACAAAACGAAGGAGTGAATATGAAATTATCAAACTCACAGTATGATGTAGCAAAAAAGGCTGTTACAGTTGTTGTACCAGCAGCCATCACACTAATTACAGGACTTGGTGCTCTGTATAAATTTGACACAACGGCTATCACAGGAACGATTGCCTTGTGCGCTACGTTTGCTGGGACAGTCTTAGGAGTGTCTAGCAAAAAATATCAAGAAGAAAATCAATAAGGAGGTCTAGCATGAAAGCGATAGGCAGAGTGCTTTTGCTACTATTACTAATACCGTTAGTATTTCCGCTTGGCTTTATTGCAATCATGCTTGACCCATTTTTAAAATCACTTTACAAGGAGAGTAAAAATGACAACAGTAAATGAAGCATTACAAGATTTGGCCGCTTTGGTGGGGTCTGGGACTCCAGTTGGAAATGGCGAATGTTACGCCCTAGCAAGCTACTATGAAACCCTCATCAATCCAGACAGTACAGTTGGATTGGGAGCTGGTGTAGGATATGTTAGTGGTGCAATTGGAGATACAATTTGCGCAGCTAACATCGGAACAAGCTATGATTGGGAAGCGAACGGCTGGACAGTTGCTAGCGATGGAGTTCTGCAGAGTGGTCAGATTTTAACCATCGAGGGAACAGACTGGAACCCATACGGCCACGTTGTGGTTGTAGAGTCGGTTGATGGTGATCAACTCGTTGTGATTGAGCAAAACTATGCAGGAGCCCGCTATCCTGTACGCAATTATTACAGCGCATCTGATTACATCCAGACAGTGGCACATTTTATCACGCCGGAGCAGTCGGACGGTGAAACTGCTGGTGAAACTACTAGCGTATCTGACTCAAGTCAATACGCCGAAAACGGTACAATGACCGTGACCGTAGATGCCATCAACGTCCGCCGCTCTCCAGATACATCAGGAGAGGTGGTAGATCAGTATGCCAAAGGACAAAGCTTTAAGTATGATACGGTAATCGTGGATGCTAACGGCTTCGTCTGGGTATCTTACATCGGTGGAAGCGGCAAACGGAACTATATAGCAACAGGGCCTACTCAAAACGGCAAGCGTTACGGTGCAGCTTGGGGAACATTCAAATAAAAAAGCAGCGGAAACTGCGAATATCAATTTAAAAATAAAGACTCAATAAATCATCTAGCCCCAATCGAAAGATTGGGGATTTTCTGGTATAATGGAAAATATAGAAAATGTCCGTTTTAACGGAAACAGAGTATAATTAAACACTATAAAAAGGGGCACAAAAGGGGCAAACTTTGTAAATAACCATGTCTTGTGAGGTGTTTGTTTTGGTGAAATATTATCGAAAAGACACTATAAGAAAGGCTTTTGTAAAGCAGAGTATTCCTAGTCGCAATTGGGTTAATTCGGCAGGGGACATGAATATTAAGAGAGTGGGACAGAAATCGGTAATTCGTTAGAATTTGATTTCGTCGTCCCACCTCCGCACAGTTGAGTAGGGCTGTAAAAGCTGATGAAAT